AAATAACCCAGCACCTTGCCGCGTTAGTGGGTTCCACTGAGGAACTGTTTGGTGCATTAGTACTTGTAGTAAACTCCAAAGTACTGGAAACACAGCCATGTCCAATGTACAAATAATCATGTACATCCAACCCATTGCTGGACGCCACTTCTTCTGCATCCAGTCTTCTTCTTTTTTAACTTCTTCTCCCATAGCGGTTCCTTATTTTTATTGTTATACGCTTATTATGTCCTGTAGATTGATTCTAAAGGAATCACCATTGATTCCAAAAGAATCACCATTCCCAGTTTCAATGTTTTGAAAGTCTCCAAACACTCTATTCTGGTAACCATAAAAATCTTGAAAGTAATCAATTGGCACATCATTGGATTGCTGTTGTAGTTCTTCCCGCACTTCATTGGTGGGTGCAATCGTTCCACCTTTCAGTAGACTGATCAATTGGTTTTCACCAGCAACGACCTGATCAGAAATTGCAGTAGATCTCCAAAATTTGTAATTCATGGACACTGAAAGTTTTACAATATCTTTCGAAGCATAATCAAGACTGACTGCTTGAAGTTGTTTTGGATAGCATTCAAACAACTTTACACCATATACAGCACTTTGGGCATTATTCAAAATAATGATGTCAATTGATGGGGAAATGTACTCGTTGTAATAGTTGAAGTGGCGTGTAGTTTGATTAGATATGGACATAATCCATCTATCAAAAAAGTCTTTAACGATAAAATTCGAGTCCACATAAAAGGACATGGTAATATTACCATAAAGGTTCTCGTAAGGAACTTCACGAACTTCGCCATACGTTCTGCTCTGCGAAGTGCTTATGTTTAGGTCTGGTAGTTGTGCTTGATCGCAAAACATCTGCACCATTTTGTGGTCATTGGGCATCATATCGATAAGCTGTGGTAAAGCAATGTTTACCTTAAACTTACTTGGATTCGCAAGACCACGAGTCTTAACTTCTGCGATGAAATCTGATAACATTAAATTTTTCCTAGTGAGTCTTGCCAAACCTGAGTCTTGCTGGCACCGACAAATCTTTCAACTGGAAGTAGCATTGCCATCGACCAATCCTTTGAGTTAATCTTCACGAAAGGTGAACGAACATGATCCATTAAATATTCTTTCACACAAGGTTTTGCCAGATTGAATCTAGATACCCCATTGAGTGTTGCCCATGACATACGCAACTTGGTGTTACCATCCATCTTGTCGTTATTTCGAAACTGTTGAAGTCTGTCCAACAGTTTAATGCGAATCGGGTATGCAAGGTAATGCATATTCAATGCTCTGAATCCATGTGGTGTTTTCGCAAAGGGAAACACCAGTGGAAACCTATCGTAGTACGGTAGTGTATCCTTATGCTTTGGATCATACATATAGAGATAGCAGTTACCAGGAACGATCTGAGATCTGTTCTGTGATGCGCTGTCCTTGACCAGTTTAGATGGTGAGGAAATTTGCTTGGACAACAAAGTAACTTGTTGATCAAACCATGTCTTGGAACGAAATTTTACGGTTGGATCGTAAATCGCTTTGTCGAAAATTCTTTGGTATGTATCCATATATCTATTTATTTGATTCCAAGATGATGTTCTGTAAGTATTTTAAATTCCCAGCCACGATCTTTTGCATATTCTGTTGCAGCTTTCCACTTAGCCTCGTTTTTGCCCCATGTCATCACTTCGGTAATATATCGTTGTGTAACTCTCTTTGGGGGCACAGGTGGACGGGTCTGTGCATCTGGCTTAATTTCTACCAGATATGTGGACAATTTACCTTCTTTATTACTCACTTGTATCTGAAAGTCCACGAAATAACGATGAATTCTATTGTCGGTAGGACATACGTAAGGAACGATTGTTTCCTCGGACTTCCACTTTACAACACTTTGATTGCGATCGCACCATGATGCAAACTTGGTTTCCCATGAGGAACGCATTATGATGTTAGTTGGATCTCCAGAATACTTCTCTGGTTTTGTTGGAACGAACTTTCTTTTATGATACATGGTATTTTTGGCTAATAAATAATAGACTACTCTCCATTATTTAGAGAAAATCCACATGGCTACTTCACCACTCACTGGAATACTAGGCGGTGCTGTCACTGGCAGCTTCGCCTCAAGTGATCCTGCACCATCTTATGCAGATACAACTGCGGCTAAAATCCCAATACAAACCCCAAGAACACGTGGGAAATATCAAGCACACTTAATGAAATATCCACTTGATATTGGATCTCCACAGCATCAAAACTACATTATGTTTTATATCAATGTTCAAACAGACTCAAAAGTTAAGAACAACAATCTTGCGGAAATTGCTGATACTCAACCTAGTCGAGCAGCAATGAACAGTATAGTTGGTAAACCTTTTGATGAAGATGTTTTGGCTGCAGCTCAACTGGCGCAAGGTGCAATCGCTGGAGGTGTTGCTGGTATTGTAGGTGGTGGGGATGCTGTCGGTAAAATTACTGGGGCTGTTGGTGGAGCGTTAATTGGTGGAACAATTGGTTTTGCCACAGCAAAGGCAACCGTAGCAGCTGCCGAATATGCAAATATACAATTTAGCCCACCAGCCAAAAGATTAAAAGAAGCTATAGTTCTCTATACTCCGCACCAATTGAGCGTACGTTATGGTATGCAGTGGTCAGAGGAAGAAATGAGTATCGCAATATCAGCAGCAACCAACCCAGAAATCGCCAATCAACTTAAAGCTGTTGCTGCAGCATCAGCATCTGGTGGTAGTCAAAATAGCGACGACCCTGCAAAGTCAACTGGACTTGGTACCTCCTTTAATAGTATTGTTGCATCAGAAGTGTTTAAGAAAAGTCCTAGTCTATCAGCTGCAACTCGGTCAGCTGGTAACCCAAGAAAGGAACAGATTTTTAAAGGGGTTGACTATCGCAGATTCACCTTTGATTATCAGTTCTACCCAAAAAGTCCTATAGAAGCACAAGCAGCACTTAACATCATATGGCTCTTTAAATATCATATGCATCCTGAATTTAAAGATTCATCTAATTTCGTCTACGTCTACCCATCAGAATTTGACATCGAGTATTTTATTAATGGTAGTCCCAATGACAATCTCAATAGAATTTCATCCTGCGTACTTACAGAGATGAATGTCAACTATTCACCAAATGGCGTGTTCTCAACTTTCCCAGACGGAACTCCAACACAGATCAATTTAACATTGAACTTTGTTGAACTAGAGACATTGACCAAAGAACGTATCGAGGCTGGTCTATAATGTACTTTGAACAAATTTCAGATATGTACTATGACTTCATCAAAGCTAATGGAGAGATAGACTACGTAAAGCTAAAAGATATAACTGCGAACGTAAGGTTTAAGTCACAGGTACTTGAGAGCATTAGTCTCTATGAGTACTACGATATGAATGATCAAGATACGCCTGAAATTATTTCTGAACACTTCTACGGATCACCTAACTATCATTGGATTATAATGATTGCTAATCAAAAGTATGATTACATAGATGACTTTCCTATTCCTATTGATAGGCTTGAATCAAGGATAACTGAGAAGTATGGTGTGGGAAATGAATATAACACTCATCACTACGAGTATAATGGTTGGATCGTTGATAATGTTTCCTACCCAACAGCATCGGCAGTTTCAAACTACGACTATGAGTTTCTTCAGAATGAATCAAAACGTAGAATAAAAATCATCAGTCCAGGATTGATCGAACAGGTGCTTTCAGAATTTAGAAGGTTTATGTAATGGTGATTAGAGATGGATTAAGGTTCCCTGGTGATGTAGAGATTCAGAAAATTGCAATCTTTTCAGCCAATGGTAGAGGTGTTGAAATTACAGACATGGTTGCGGAGATTCAAATCTTCGAAGATATGTTTGCTCCATGCATCACAGGAACACTTGCAATAACAGACTCTATCGATCTGGTAAATAAATTTCCCTTTGTCGGCGAGGAAAAGGTTCTTATACAAATTAAGACACCTTCCTTTCCAGATAAAACTGAAACTAAAATTGATCAACAATTTTTTATTTACAAGATGTCGAACAGAAAGGTTCTTGGAGATAGACAGATCTTTTATATGTTGCATTTTTGTTCCTTTGAATTGCTTGCAGATGCTAACATTAAACTCTCTCGTTCCTTTGATGGAAAAATATCTGATGTCGCCAAAAAAATTGTTAAAGACGAAATTCTCAAAACAGATTTAAACTTTCTTGTTGATGAAACCAAGAACTCAGTCAAGTATGTTTCGAACTATTGGTCTCCTTATAAAAACATTAACTATCTGGTGGAGAGAGCACAGAATAAAGATGGTGCACCGAACTACGTATTCTTTGAGAATCGTCGTGGATTAAATTTCCTTTCTCTTTCTAGTATTTTTTCGGCAAAAACTAAAGAATCTTTTACATACGATTCGTTTCAACGAGATATAACACCTACGGGTTCTATTCAAAACCCAGAATTGTTATTTGCTAGGTTCCTTGATTACACAATCGAAACTGGATTTGATTATATACAAAGAATTAACAGTGGTATGTTTGGTAGCAAGATGATTGCTCATGACATTCTTACCAAGAAATACAGCACGCAGAACTTTAGCATGTTTCAGCTTTTTAATGAGGAAACTCATCTGAACAAATATCCAGTTTCTTCCACTGATGTTATTGCAAGAAACAACGCAAACATATACAACTATCCAAAGTATATGAATAATGTAAATGGTTTCGGTGATGATGGTGCGCAGAACTGGCTTCAGCGTAGAACTTCATTAATGGCACAGACAAATGCTTACCGAATGACTGCTGAAATTCTTGGTAGAACTGATATTACTGTCGGCATAGTTGTAGATATTACGATATACAAGTCTGCCTCTGTCAACAAATCAGATGACAATGATGCTATGAAAGACACTATGTTTAGTGGTCGCTATCTAGTTAGTGCCGTAAACCATAGAATCACACGTGAGAAACATGAGATACATATGGAATGTTTGAAAGATTCATTAATTGTTAACCCAGCGACAGGTGCCAAATGAGATTATATACTGGTGTAGTTGAAAATAGAAAAGATCCACTAAAGCTGGGTCGTTGTCAGGTTCGTATCGTCGGACTTCATACCGAACAGAAAACCCTTCTTCCAACAACAGACTTACCTTGGTCATTCCCAATGCAGCCTGTTACATCTGCTGCGATGAAT